AACAGCACTGCCTCCCGGCGAATCGACTTTCATGAAATGCCCCAAGACTTCCGGGTCGTTATCCGCATCAACCATATCCTGTGATAACTCTTCCATGCCTGCCGAACTTGGTCCGCCCGATTTGGTGATCACCCCGTTAACATGCGTAACCGCTATTTTCTTTTTGGTCGATGAACTGCTATTACCACCTGACGAACCGCTTGCGGCCATCGAAATATTTAAAAGTGAAAAGGTATTCAGCCGTTGTGATGGGTCATAAATAACGCCTGGCATCCTTGCATCGCGGAGGATATTTTTGAGCGAATCAGCCGAAGATGATTCCACTACCCATAATCCCCTGTAAATTTCTAATGCTAAAGCCGTATTCATTCCGATAAAATTATATTGAAAAAATCACATTGCAACAAAAAAAAGGATTGCATTAATTTGTTATTTCAATAAATTAAATTAAATTAGTGCCTATGAACGAAAATGATGTAATTGCCGACATGCTCACCAAGGTAAAACCCTACATCGGTACCCCTGTAAAACAGTCTTCTTTTAGTAATACTATCATCCGGCACAAAGCTGGGTTATTAAAACCAGCCACCCTTTTTAAATTTCTTAATGATATGGGGTACACCAAAACGTCCGAAGGATGGATAAAAAACTAAATGGTGAAATAAGCCGGAGCTTAATTAAAGGATTGTTCGATTACCATGAAGATGGTTATTTGATTTGGAAAATAAGACCTTGTCGAAATGTTAAAATAGGTGATAAGGCTGGATGTTTGATTAAATACAAAAATGCTTATCGCTACGTAATCCGAATAAATAAGAAAAATTATTTTGCCTCCCGGCTGATATTTTTATGGCACCCCGGATGGTTGCCCACCATTGTTGATCACGAAAATCACATCACTATCGATAATAGGATAAAGAATTTGCGAGATGCTAATTCTTCTGATAATAACAAAAATAGAACCTCCAGAAAAGATTCCACTTCTAAATATTTAGGGGTATCTATCACTAAGAAATACCAGTATTGCGTTGCGCGAATAAAGGTTGATGGTAAAAATAAACATCTGGGTACATTCAAAAGCGAAGCGACAGCTGCTCTTGCTTATAATGAAGCTGCATCTTTACATTTCGGTAAATTTGCTAACCTCAATATAATTGTTTAATCAAATCTTAGTTGCCTTATTCGTCGGCGGTGTTGGCGGCAATGGCACGATATCAGGGAGCCCGGCTGCTTTGATCAGTTCCATTTCATCCTTTATCTTATCCACATTTGAATCGAACTCGCCATTACCCAATTGCTCTGTAGCTGCCTCATGCGTGATCAGCGGTGTTTGATCGTTTATACCCAGCATCACCCGGATGGCGTTCGCCTCTTTTAGCGGATCAATATGCGGCATATTTACCCCGGTAAACTTCGCCCTGCTGTAAGCCTCCACGATATCTACATTACCTGAGCCCTTCGCTTCCAGGTATCCTTTCGCCGGGATCTTATTTTTTAAGATGTGTACATACAGCCACAGGTTATATACCTGTTGATAAAAGTCCCTGCTTTTCTTTTTGCGGTAAATGTCAATAATATAACCCCAGCCGTTTATTGCGGCCCTCGAAGCGGAGTAATTACTATTGTATTGCTGCAAAGCTACTTCCGGCGGTATATCCATACTGGCACAAATCTGCACAAATATGGCTTTGAAGAACGGTTCGTAATCAATATCCTGGTTACTGCCAACCGCTTTAAGTTCGCTATCGATCGGCATATTATGCACCTGCTTATTTTCGGTGGCGCTGATTTGCTTGGCCGTAAAATTGATCAGTTCAATAGGTTCCAGTGTTTGCAATGCTTCAGGAACGATACGGCGTTTCAATGGTGCCAGCAAAGGGTTTTCCCCATCGCTATTTTTCCCGTGCACAATCGTGTAAACGATCTTTTGCCTTTCTTCCCACCCGGAAACGGTCGCCTCGGTTCCACGGTCCAGTTTTGTTACCTTTTCCAGGATGGCACTGATCTTAGGCATCCCCCGGTGATGATCGATGCGGTGCTTATCGCCATAACACATCCAGGCCATCAAACAGCCAGAAGTCTTACCCACAGCCTCAATGCGCTCCCACTCGCCCAATATCTCCTGCGAGTTTACCTGCTTATACACATAAAAAGCGATATGCTCCCCCTTCATGTTCATTTCGATGCCATGCAAAATGATATTGCCACGGGCCTTAACGGCGCCGTATATTTCATGCCCACTGATCGGGTTTTGCACGTGCTGCCCGTCTATGATCTGCACCGTAATGTTAAAATTGTCATCGATACGGCAAACAGTAAGTACATCGCCTCCCAAAAATTCGGTTTCCAGGTTCTTTAAAGCATTTACATGCAGGTTGCCCCTACCATCATAATCACTGCGCGGACTTTCTGCCCACAACGCGAAATAAGCCTCAGCATTTTTTACAAAGGTTTTATCGATCTTAACCCCTTCAAATTTCAATATGTCGGTGTCCGGGATGGCCTGCATCTTTAGGCCCGAGCCGATCACCCATTTAAAAACCTTGCTGGTAACAATTCGTATCACATCACTTTTACCATGCGCCTCATACGCCCGGAATCGGAGAGCACGGTAATCCATGATGAGGTTACGCGGCGAACCTAACTCCCCAGGGTTCTTTTCCCCGTTAAAAACAGTGGTAAAGATGGGTACATAGCCGGTATTGGAGTATAAGCCGCCATCGCCGATATACATGCGCTTCTCACTTTGGCGATCAAGATCAGTTCCCGGATTTTCAATGATAGTTAATTCACCGGATTGCACCACCTCTTCAACTGCTACTGCAACTGTCTCTTTTTTACTTTTGCCGGCAAGCCAATCGTTAATATTCATCTAAAATTCCTCTTATCCTGGAGTACCAAAGTACGCCCGTTAAAATTATTGATTAATTTATTTTTTTCAATGCGAAGGAGTTGGATGGCTATTTCAATTTCTTTCATGCTTCTGAAAGCAGTTTTGATACGTACCTGCCCGTCATCAAGTTCATAGCTTTGTGTGCCCACGGCCGTTCCGCTAAAGAAATCAAGTAATGCGGTACTCAGGAGTGTTTGTAAATTATCAATAGCAGCGATTTGGTCGGCTATACTGCTTTTGCTTTGCCAATATCCCGCAATGGTATATTCTGTCGAAGGGTAGCTAAAAGGCATACTGATTTCTTTTCAACAAATATATAAGATTTTACAATACAAAGTATTTAAACAAAAAAGCCCAGGAGTATTTACCTGGGCTTCGCCTTTTTAGGCTTTCTTTCGCTGCGGGTCGCGTCACCATTTTTTGTTTTCCATCCTTTTTAGGGGAATATTCGTGTAAGGATGTATTGATGGCTGCCAATCCTTACCCTAATCCGATCGCTTTTTGTGACCCTTTTGTGGTTGTGTGGAATATTTTTATGCCTTTATCCAAATGGGAGCTATGACACCGGCGGTTCTTCAACAACCGGCAAATCAGAAGCAATTGGAGGGGCAACTACAGTTGGTGTGCCCACGGTAATGCTGATATTTAATTTATTGTCAGGATCACCTGCCAGCAATGCGTTAAAAGCCGCGATCTGATCTTCATCGAAAGCTACCAAAGCACTTTCCTGAGAGGCAACAGCCAATTCAGCGTTTAATTTATCCAATTCGGCCTGATCTGTCGCCAAGGTCGTTTTGTCGGTAGCAACAAGTGCCTCCTGAGATGTGATTTGTGCCTGCAATGTCGTAGTGTCCATAATGTTGAATAGTAAATTGTTGCGTGATTTGTTCTAAACCCTTAAAGGCTATAAATGTAAAAAATAATATTTGATATTACCAAATAAAAAAGTGCGGAAGTTTTTAAGTCTCCTCACCCCCAATTAATTCAACTATGAAAAACTAAATCATCGCTTAAATGTAAACAAAATTTAGAAATCTTCAAATAAATAAATATTTGTTCCGAGTCATTACATTTTCCTCGTTTGCCACCGCATCTGCCAGGGTTTCATATTTGCCGTCAAAGAAGTAGCTTTTATCCCAACTATCTTTGGAAATAGATTCTTCCTCTTCCAAAAAATAATAATGATCATCACCTAATTCACCGGCATCTAAAATGGTGATCGTATCATCTTCCCTGATACATTTTACTTGCTGCGACAATTGCTCCTCCGTCAGTTTATCGCAAAACTCTTTCATTTTCGCCCAGGTAAAGGGCACTTTTTCGGTTTCTTCCATGATATTGATTATTTAAAGTTTACAATTTGTTGCTTGTCTTTGCAGTAAAGTGGATGTTTTGGGCTACCATTTTGATTAATTTTAAGAGCGCAAGCCTCGTCAAAAAGTGAAATAACTTCCTTATCCCTGCCAAAAACCTTAAAACTTCCCCAAGCGAAAACAACACCCGTGCATCTGTCTGAAATAATGCTCAGCCACGTGTCAGCATTGAAAATATTGCCATTTTCCTTATCCAGTTTTTCAGGATCGGTGCTGATAAAAGTAAAAAGGTTCATCATGTAAACACCACCAAAACCATTGTGATTAGCTATTTTTTTAATTTTGCGAATAGTTGGATCATCCGAAACTGCATTTGCAGTTGAAGGGTTTAGCCCGATAAACATAACTTTTGGCTTTTGGTCATCCCAAATTCGGCTTAACCAAATTCTATGTATTCCATCATCAGTAAAAGCGGCATCAGCCTCCTTTACATTTCCAAAAAGGTCGCTCATATCAACTTGTTAAATAATTTACTAAATCTTCCCACGTATAATTTTTATACTTCGGGTCACGTTTGATCAGGTCGAGGTAAATCAGCGGCGCCGCCAGGTTATACACGCGTACATCCCAAAAGTGGTTCGCGCTCATGCTATGCTTTTTATCCCACCGGTACCCAATCACCTCATCCGCGTTCTTGGGGTTCTTCACTTCAATGCGCCTTTCCCCCTCGTAATGCGAAAAATATTCAGGCATCGTATATTTGCCATCGTTTGGCTCCGGGAAATTCATAAACCCCCCCGGCTGACTCCCATCTTCCCCCTGCCGCAGGTCCATCATTTGACTCAGGTCGTCTTTTACCTGGTTCACCTCCACAATGTACAAATATTTCGGTTTTTCGGTACTTCGCTTCACGGGCTGACTGTCACGCTGTATTTTCCGGTAATTTTCATCAACCCTTCCCTTTACCCCGTACACATAATACCCCTCTTCCTGCATTTGTATGATAAATTGTGTTGCCATTTTCTCAAAGAAACCGGTATCCACGGCCGTGATCAGTACATCAAAACCGTCCGCCCTGCCGCTTTCAGCCGGGTAAATTGCCTTTACTACCTCTTCAAACTCCTTCCAAACCGAATTATTCACCCGTTCTCCCAAATGCATCGCCACCGAATTGTGCGAATAGGTATATTTCATCCGCGTTTCGTCATTTTCCTTATCGGCAGCATTTTTTAACCGGATCCGCTTAAATGTACCGATAGATCCATGGTTGACCGAATAAGTCGCCCCCGTCTGCGCATGCGCCAGTATTTCCCAATCCAAACGCGCGTCATCCATCTCGCCGTTCAAATCGCAGCTCAGTGTCACCATGATGATCTTTCCGTTTCCATCTTCCTCACTGGTTTTATCCGGGATGATTCCCGGCAAATAAGCCCTGGTATTCTGCATCAGCCCCGACACATTCAACTCGCGCCCCATTTCCTCGAAAGGCAAGCCCAGGCGCTGGTTGTTAAACGCTTTCAGTTTGTTGATATTGATCTTGCCCCCTGGCGGACAAGCCTCCAGCCATTCCCGCACGATTTTTTCCCAATTATCCATGCCAGGCGGGATGATTAGGTCATTCAGGCTGTAACTCTCGAAATAAGACTCCGGGTTCGGGTTGGTAGCGATCAGGCAGCCCGTCGCGTTCAGTTTTCCCTTGTCTTTGTAATGCAAAATGCCTTTTCCGCAACATTGGGTACGGTAATGCACTGATTCTGGTATAAGTTTTTTATTTTCATCCAGTTTCCATACCAGCCCCGCGTAGGTATTATCTTCCATCAGCACCGAAAATTCGACCGGGAAATAGCTTCCGCACTCCGGACAGGCCCAATGCCATTTTTTCATCGTGCCTTTCAAATATTGCTTATAGATTTGACTGGTAGCCGTATCTGTCGGGGTCGAAACATACAGCGTAAAGGCACTATCACCGTACATCTTCTGCCTGCCCTGCATCAGTTTGGTTACATCACCCTCATTGCCGACCTGCTGCGGCGCCGTGTCGAAATCATCCGCCAGCACTTTCTTTACCGAATAGAACCGGAAAGCATCCGGGTTGCTCGTAGCAGCCGCAGTCAATGTCCCGCCGGCGTATTCTTTGGAATATTCTGTGTCACCAGTGCGCCGGTTCTGTTTTTTGATGGCATTTGGCCGTATGCGGTGATCTAATTTACTTGCCCATAATATCGGGTCGAGACGTTCTTTGATCGTCCTCCCCGCCATGATCTTGTCAGCAGCGGTAAACAATATCGAATCCGGGTCCACATCGATCGTATAGCAGATGATCGGTATCATCACCCCCGCCGTCACACCGCACTGACTGCTTTTCATCACGGCCGCTTGCCTGCAGGGATTATCAGGATGCGCCAAATTCACAATTTCGATGCAGTAAGGCGTTAAGCGGTAACGGAAAGGTCCCGGCCACCTCGTCGTCGAATCCGGTAGTATCAAATGCCCCTCCGTCCAGTCGCTGATGCGCGGCTTTACCATTTGGAAATTAAAGATCGATTTCGTCCCCTCCTTCAGCTTCCGCCGCCACGCCTGGGTAATAATGCTGCTCATATCAGTTCCAATTTTTGCTGTACGTTGTTGAAGTGGGTGTGATAGTTTGTCCAGATGACTTCACAATGTTTGCCGGTTAAAACTTGCTGATTTTTGAAAGGAACAAATGGCAACCAGGTGGCTTTATCGTTTTCACAAACAATTACCTGGCCGTCCCGGGTCTGACAATATCCAGCCAATTGTGAAAAATTAATCTTTTTATTGGAACATTTGTAAGCATGGCCGCCAAATTCATAAGGAGGGTCAATAAACCATGTCGCCTCCTGATTTTCGATATCTTCATAAGATCCGGACCGTATTTCCCAATGTCGAATCTTAAATAGCTGAGCAGCTATTTTTTGTATGGTATAATTCATGGCATTCGGCCGGTTCCTCATTCTTGGCGATGCTGTTTTCCTCGGATCAGTAAAGCCAAACCCCACCAAAAACCCCACCAAAAACCGCTGTGCCTCGCAATCGTATGTATGATTATTGATGTTTTCGCCTTTTTTAAAACGGGGCAACCCCAAAATATCTTGTTCGCTGCATTGTTGAAGCCATTTCCATATTTCAGTGATCACGGGGTATTTATCAACCAGTAAAACATCTTTCTCCCAATATTCAAGTGCATATCTCGCAGTCCCAGCAAAGGGTTCAATAATCTTATCACATAGTGGTTTCGGGTATAAATGCGCAATATTCGTTTTTGAACCGTAATAACTCCACATATTATGCTTTCTTTTGTCCTACCATCAGCGTTTCCGCGTAATTATCCACCAAAATATCTATTTCAGCTTCGGCGCTTTTGCCAGCCGTTTCCACACAATGTGAAAGCTCTACCCGGCATTCTTTTATAAAATCAGTTCGGGT